CAACTGCTGAGTTTTTGCCACCTTTTTTAACACCTTTAGACTTTGCAGGTCCCCCCACACGCATGCCTTTTGTAGGTCCACCTCTTTTCATACCTTTAGTAGGCCCGCCGCGTTTCATTCCTTTGGTTGGTCCACCTGCTTTCATGCCTTTAGTTGGACCACCTCTTTTCATGCCCTTCGTAGGACCTCCTGCTTTCATACCCTTCGTAGGGCCGCCACGCTTCATGCCCTTAGTTGGACCTCCGGCTGCGTATCCTTTAGATTTTTTTGAAGGGCCGCCTCCAGCAAATCCTTTTGTAGACTTACCGCCTTTTTTCATAGCTTTGGATTTACCTCCGCCAGAATATCCTTTAGTTCTTTTAAACATACTATCTCCTACTTTTTAGTTTTTTTTGAAGTTTTCTTAGCAGGAGCTTTTTTCTTAGGCATATTGTAATAAATACGGTCATCAGAAACAGGCTCGTCTGGCCTTACTTTAGCGTCTAACCTTGCTTGTAATTTTGGATCTTCAGATTTTTTCTTTGGCATAATTTTCTCCTAACTAATAGTTGTAACTTTACGCTTATCGTCTCTAACAGCTCCACAACCTCTGGCTATAAAACCGCCGCTTTTCATTTTAGCACGATTTTGTTCTTTCATAGCTTTTTCAATAGCCATACCTCTTTTTGTCTCATATGAAGATAATTTACCATCTTTATTAAGATCTGCTTTGGATTTATTTTTTATCATAGTTCCTCCTGTGCTTGCACGAACTCTTGCTTTAGGTGTATTCGCCACAACGGTCTGACCTTTGGCTCCAGCTCTTTTTTTCTTTTTTGCAGTACTTGCTCTTTCGGCTTTTGTAAGACTATTTGCTTTTGCTCTTGGTAAACATCTATCAGGATTTTTTTTATCTTTGCTAGTGCCACATGGTCCTTTGATAGAACCGTCTGTACCAATTCTAACCCAGTTCTGTTCACGCCATTGTTTTAGCTGTCCCATTATCTTAACCTGTCTGACATTACTCTACCCTGTCCTCTTATTGGACCACCAAATCTTTTTCCTTTTCTTTTACCGCCTTTTGATTTTTTTGCATAGTTGGGATCTTTGCAATATTTTGATGCGGCCATATTTGCATATGCAGAAGGATATGTATCAAAAGTACGTTTAGCCCAAGCTTTACCCTCTGGACAAATCTTACCGCCGCTTTTTACTTTGCCACCTTTTTTCATTTTGATTGATTCTAATGTTTCAGCTTGTTTTGCATGTGTTTTGCTTGCTTTTTTTAAGCCTTTAACAACTTTGTTTATTTTAGCTTGTGCCATTTAACAATCCCAATCTCTTCTAGCCCAGTAATTAGCACTACATCTATCGGTAGTGCCACCCATACCTTTACTCCTGGCACAATATGATTTCTTTCTTGCTTTGCTATCTTTGTGCATACCAAGCTTGGCATCACCAAAGGTTATGCGTTTGACTCTAGAGCTTTCACTACTACAACCTTTTACAAAAACCTCTTTACGTTTTTTGCCGTACCCAGGGCTACCTTTTGGGATAGCCCTTGGTCGGTTAAGAGTTACTGTTTTACCCTTATACTCTGCCATTAATAGTTTTTGTTAAGAACTAATATTATTGAGTAAGCGTCTCCGCTTGAGTGTCCAACCGTAGTGAAATCAATATCACCTGTTACTCCAGATCCTGCATTATTAGGTATGCCAGTAAATCTGTCATCGTAATATTCATCTCCTGTACTATCAGCGGGTAAAGGTATTGCTAAAACGTTTGTGCTAGCATCAAACTCAATATCAACACCCATACCTCTAGTAGCCCAGTAAATTCTACCTATAGATACACTCGTACATGATTCGCCCGCACTATTAGTAGTTAAGGCAGAAACATCTACTTTCTTTACAGAAGATTCACCTGTACCGTCAGACTCATTCGTAAACTTTAAAATGGCAACTCTATCACCATCCTGAATAGTCTGGGAAGTTACTGTATCAGCCATTGTTTACTCCTATCTTTCGCAAATTACATTGATGTAATCAATTGTCATAGTTTTAGCTGCTGCCGCACCATTTTGAATACCAAAAGATACAGTTAACTCTTCATCATCTGGTAAATTAGTGTTTACTACACCTACTGGAGTAGCAGAACCTATAAAGTAAGATACTTGTGAAGTGTTTGGATCTATAAAGAAACCAACATTAACAAATGTATCATCAGCTAAAGTAGTAACTGCTGCTGTAGTAGTGTCAGTACCATTCTTTTCTATATGAAAATCTAGGTTTGTGTCACCATCGTCTTTCAGAAAGTAAACACCGTCAGAAACAGCAAGAGGTGTTGTATCGGTTATTTGTAGACCCATAACAACATCTGATTCTGTTGCATCACTCACCTTAAATCTAGCTTCAAAAAAAGCTCTTTTACTGCTGCTTAGTTTGAATGACTCACCTTTTAATTGTAAAAAGTCTAAATCATTATCACCTGCTGCATTAGTAAGCAAAAGTTGACCGCCTGCTCCAGAAGTCAAAGCTTCTGTAGCTGAACCTGTACCAGCTTCAGTTGTAGTGATTGTCCAATCGCCAGAATTGTAAGTCATAAAATCATTTGAATATTGATAGAACAACGAACTAGACGGGTTTACTAAGAACATAGGAACATCTTTCTTATGTTTAGTAGACTCGCTGTTACCAGCGTTAAGTATTAAGTTTTGAAAATGTGGATTAGCCATCTTGAACTCCTTATATTTGTATTAATGGAAACCGTAAACGGCCCTCATCAAGCTAATTAATTTTAAACCAATTTTAGTTTACACCTGAAATATGAATGTCGCAAGAAAAAGGGAGCCGAGGCTCCCTTTCTTAATTGTAGTTGAGTTATAAACGCTACAATCAATCGTTCATTAAGCTCCTTGAGAACCGAAAACGGCTCTGAAGTTAGAATATCCGAATGAATATCTTTCTCTAGCTTTGTATCTCATGTTTCCAGTATCGAAATCACCTTCTAATGCAGTTTGCATTGGAGATCTTTCAAAATACTTAAATCCATCAGGACAGTCTGTTTTCAAGAAGAAAGCATCTGTATCTGTTAGATAGTGATTAACAACATAGCCATCAGGCAACATACCCATATTCCTAACTGCGTTAATGTCGTTGTCAGAAGTTGAAACTCTTCCAGGAGTGTTCAACAGTCTGTCAGCAACAAATTGCAATTGAGGTGGAACGATTAATTTCATTCCTCTTAATGCGATATTAAGACCTCTATCATCAGTAAATGTAGAAATACTAATTAACGCATCTTCAAGAGAAGTTTCATTAAGGTCCGCCATAGTAGTTGCTCTATTGGCCAGAGTACCACCTCCGCCTAGCGGGTGATCTGTAGCAACTAATACTTTGCCATCTCCGCCTGTTGTAGAGAACGCATTGTTCAATACAGCAGCAGCTTTGATTTGCTTTGTATTAGCCATAGATCTAGCTAGTGCTTTAGTGTATCTAGCACCAAGACGATCATACAGATTATCTTCAACAGCTTCTTCTGTTAGTGCGAATGCCAAAGCAACCGTCTCGTGAGTGTAACGAGAAGTATAACCTTCGTTAGCATTGTCAAATCTGACTCCACTACCTTCTGATTTTACTTCAGCATTACCGAACCCAACGATCAAAGTTTCTTCTTCAAACGCTCTATCAGAACTCTCTGTATCAAAGATTTCTGTATGCTCTGCTTCATACCTAGCATATTCCATGCCGAACAAGGCATTTAAGCCTGGCTCTAGTTCTTTCGCTAATTGCGATCTATTAATTGCCATTATTAAACTCCTGTAGGATCAACATAGAAATGCTCATTAAACTTCACTATAACATTCACATTAGCTGAACCTGTAGTGCTATTATCTGGATCAGAAGAAAAGCCCATAATCCTAAAAGTCGCAGTTGTTGCGGCTGTTGTTCCAGATAGTTCTACTGCGGACATACCAGTTTTGGTAGATCCTGCGGTGTAAGAAATATCTGCATTTAAGCCTACATCAGTCTGCGCTGGAGAACCGGCACTCTGAATTTCAAATACAGCATTAGGGTCATCTACTACGAAAGCTACAATATCAGATGATACAGTTCCATCAGGGAAATAAGATTTGAATACAACATCACCGTTTGAATCGGTAAATTGACATCCTCTAAATACACCTATGGACTCATCACCGGCAGCAGCTACAAGTATAGTACCTGCATTGGTCATTTTTACTAAATCACCTGAAAAAATATTCCCTGAAGCACCAGAGGCAATTTTATATTCTGTTAAACCGTTAGAGGTTACACCAGAACCTAATTTGCCTACTAATCTTGCTCCAAATGGGGCATCTTTATTAGCCATAATAAGTTACCTATATTATTTAAAATTAAAAAATGATGATCAACTTCGCTGACCACCTCCAAAAGTTACTTTGCTTGATCTCTCCGGGGTCAAAATTGGAGAGTTTGGATCTGATTCCTTTAAAAGATCATTATCTACAGCAACTTGCTGTGTTTGCGCACGACCTTCAAAGTAGGAGTTTCTTTCTTCGCGCGTTTCATTAGGAATCTTAGCCAGCAGCAAACCGCCAACTGATACAACTCCTGCATGTTTACCGTCATCTAGGGTGGGAAGTTCAAATCCATCTAACTCATCGGCTCTGACAAGATCGAAACCTTCTCTTAGCCTTGATGTTACATTTTTTCTATCTTCACCGCCTGCAATTTCGGCTCTAATCCACCTGTAAGTATAACCTTCAGGGGCAGGAGGAGTATCCAACATTGATGGTGGACTCCATGGTTTGCGAGCAACTTTTTTAGCTCGAGTGTCGGCAGAACGTGGTGTTCTGTTTATATCTTTTTTATCTTCTGTCATAGTTTTACCTTTTAACATATTTAGCGTACTCATCTAAGGGTACGTTTAATCTTTTAGCCATTTGTACTTCTGAGGGAGACAATTTAACTTGTCTTTTATTGGAACTGGTATTACCAGCTACCCTTCCCGCTGAAGCCACTTTTTGTTGAGGCTTAGATTTAACAGAAGATTCATTAAACTTCTGCGGGAATTCTTCACGAATTCTCTTATCTACCTCACTATAGTACTCTTCTGAACCAAGGTCAAACCCTTCATTTTCTAATTGTTTGTTGATTGCCATAGCACCCATAGTCATTACTTCATCCTGACCAAACCATTCGTTGTTTTCAACCCACTCCTTGTCTCTTCCAACTAACTCTGGAACAGTAGCTTGTTGGGTTTGATTTTGAAGGGCCTGATTAGGATAGTAATTTTGATAATCAGTTTGCAGATCTTCTTGTTGTTGAATTACAACTTTAGATTCAGATACTTTATTCTCTTCTACGGCTATCTTTGCAAGAACCTCTTGAGCTTTTGCAACCTTGTCATAATCTGCAACTTCATGTGCATTTTTTAAAGCCGCTAGTGCTTGAGCCTTTTGTGATTTAAGTCTGCTTTCTGCTTCATTAAGATAAGATTTATCTAAAGATGTAGATCTACTTTTTAGAGCCTGGTTTTCTTCTGCAATTCTTTTTGCATACTCATAAGCAGATTCTTGACCTCTTTCGGCTTCTCTTAACTTACGAGTAAGATTGCCAATCCTTTTCTTAACCTTTTCAGAATAGTCTTCTAATTCATCTTCAGACTTTTGTTGTGGTTCCTCCGAAACATCCTCAATAGCTTTTTCAGCTTGTTCGTCAGTTTCCTCTGGTGTAGCAAGATCAGCTATCTTACCGCTAGGTTTTTCTTCAGGAAGATCTACTTCTACAACCTCTCCCTCTTCTACTAGCTCTTCTTGCTTTGCTTCTTCATTCATTTTTACTCCTTATACTGCAAGAATATCATCGGGATCTAATATGGTAGCGATAACTTCATCATCATTAATGATTCTGCATTCAGATTCATCTCCGAGTTTGAAACGAGCGCCAGCATATCTACCGATCAATACCCATTGTTTCTCCTGACACCAAGCCTCAGTAAATTTACTGGAGTCTTTATAGCAATCAGGACCCATTTTAACTACGTACCCCACAACAGTTGCTAGAGATTCTCTATCAACTTGTGATTGTACTAGGTGTATTCCACCATCAGTTACTGCTTTTCCTTTGTAAGGAAGAATAAGTATCCTCCAACCTGTAGGTTGAGGCATTCTCTCTAAAATTGATTTGTCTAAAAGGGTTGGATCTAAAACTCTAGCCGACTGTTCTACGTAGGGTAGTATTTCTTCTTGTTGAGTTTCTTCTGTTTCTGGAGTTTCTGGTTCTTGTGCGTTCTCTTCTTCTATTGCCTTGGCAACATGTTCAGGTACGTGTATCTTCGACATCTTCTTGTATTTTTCCTAGCAGTTCTCTATATGTATTTTCTGTGTCAACCAGAGAACTGTAGCGTCCACACAGATACTGATATTGCGCAAAATCTTTGGTGCCAGCCAAGATTGTGTCTTTTACGCTTTCCTTTTGGGCCTCAATCTCTTTTAGAAACTTTTGGCTTATCCAAACTACTGACACCTAATAAACACCAGAAAACTTACCGCCAAATTCAGCAGCACCCATTCCTCGTGCTTTACCTTTACCCATTCCAGGTTTAGGTGTTGTATTGGCATCAAAAGTACCTGCGTCTGTTTTAAGAGAAACAGAACCTTTGTTACTGTAAGGATTTTTATTCTTCATTACAGTAGGAGTTTTTTGTTGGTTAATATCAGTTCTTTTAATCATGTCAGCAATTATTAAGGACAAATAAATTATTTGCAAGTTTTTATTTACCTTGCCCTCGGTACTTTTTTTTGGTTTTTCTTTTGTTGGTACCTGCACCTCTGCTCAAGGCGCTGTTGCCTATAGATGTTTTTTTCTTAACACCTTGTATTCTTTGAACGTCAAAAGTCTTAGGCACTACTGTTGTTTGTTAGCTTGTTCCATAAGCTTGAAGGCTCTTTGTTGTTCCAACCTAGCCCTAGCCGTATCATCTCTAAGCTCTGCAATATCTTCTTGAGTATCTATTCTTTCTCTATCAACATTAATCCTTTGTTGAGCTTCTTGAGCTTTTCTTTGTTCAGCTGCTAAGAACTGTTGTTGTTCTATAGATAGCTCTTGACCTTTCAACGCAAGTTCTTGTTTTCTGATAGCTACTAATGGATCTTCATCCTGTGGTGCTGAAACCTTTTGATTATATTCAACTAACAATTCAGCAAGTATAGGTGATGAGAACTGTGCTAATAGATCTCCTGCCTGCAAGGATAAATTTTGTGCCTCTTGTGGAGATGCCTGTTGAGCTTGTTGTTGTAATTGTTGGAACTGTTGCATAACTTCTGGTGGCATTTGTTGCTCACCAAGAATATCAGCCTTCATCTGTAAATGTTGCATGATATGTGAATGAATCAAGGCTTGTACTTGAGCATTCATTTGCACCGGAGGTGTATTCAACAAAGACATGTGGATTGCAATATGTGCATCATGATTTTGTTGTGGGAATGCTTGAGCTTGTTGACCTAGTAACAATTGATTATTTTCAAACCCAGCCTCTAAAGGTAGAGGATCTGTAGGAGGTGGAGGTGTAAGTATTTGCTCTACGTTATCAACACCTATAGCCGCATACATTCTTTTGTAAGCTTCATATGTACCGTTAGGTCCATGTACTTGAGGATTAGATTGAACCAACTGCATCATCTCTTGTGCCATAGCAATCCTTTGAGATTGACTAAATATGTCAGGATTGGATATAGGGAATATGTCTACCCTTTCATCAAAGTCAGATAGTTTGATAGTTGTTTCGTTGTTTGCCACAGCGTATGGATATTCTTGCGGTAGATACTCTTGGAAAACATTAGACAGTATTTTAAATTCTTTCTTTTGTGAGTTATGTAAACGTTTGTGTATTGCAGACAATACCTTAGTAGATCTTTCTAGTAATGCTAATGTTGTACCTACAGGTGCGTTTGGATTACCTTGCCCTGTATTTATTTCAGCAATAGATGCAAACTTTTGTCCTGAGTTCACCAATATATTCAACAGTTGCAGTAAGGTGCCACTAGGCTCTTTGAAAGGTAACGGTTGTATTGAATCACGTAGAGATCCACCTGGAGCGTCTACGTCTCTAAACTCACCTGGTTGTATAGGCGTATCTTCATCCCTAATTCTTATACCTCTAGTTTTAAAACCAGCAGGCAAGTTAGCTAAAGTTCCTGCATCAATCAGCTGACGCATTATTGAAGTTGATGCTTTGGATAAACCGCCAATCATGTGAGTTAGACCAAAGCCATAGAAACCTAGACCAGGCAAAAACTTAAAGTGAACAAAATACTCTATTTTATTTTTAAGAGGATCATCTTCTTTGTAGTTTCTTCTAACAGAAAGTATATCGTTTGAATTAGCATCAATAGTAACTATATACGGTAATTTTACACCTGTTGGTTGACCTTCATCGTCTAGATCCTCAAAGCCGTCTAGCTCTAGATTACAATGTACTTCGTACAGTAAAGATACTTCGCCATCATCATATGAAGGCTCCATACCAGATAGCTTGTCTATCTCTTCTTTTACGCCGCTATATTCATCAGCACTATCACCACTACTTATATCTACCTTTTTGTAAAATCCTACAGACTGAAGCTTTCTAACTTCATTTTCTGAGATCTTAATAACATTTGTAATTCTGTTGCATGTTTCAAGATCGGTAGTGTAATAGGGAACTATAAGATCTTCGGGTGCTACAAACTTTGATACGGCCCTACCAAGACCTTCATCATAATAAACTTTTTTAAATGCAGATCCTGCCAAAGGCAGATAAAAAAGCATTTGATCTAATTCTTCATCAAACTCCTCCATAACATGAGTAATTTGATAGTTCATAAACTCTTTTACCCTTTGGGCTTGTTCTTCAGCTAGTGAATCGTATGCACCTATAACTTGTGTTTTTACGGGACCACCTGCCGGTAATAATTCTTTATAAGCTTGTGCTTGGAAGGTTGTAACAGCTTCTCCTAACAAGGGGTGGATCACACCACTAGCACCAGCAAAAGGCTCTGATCTTTCTTCATCAAAGCGCATACCTAGATACTCTAAACCGTCTTTATATGTTTTTTCCCAATCTTCTCTTGAAGCTTTATCTTTTTCTATACCAGCAATTAGTTCGTTGGCAATGTTCCTTAAATCTTGAGGATCTAAAACTTCAGCTAGGTTGCTATCAAAATCTGTATCTATTTCTTCAACCATAGTAGATTCAAGAATGGCACTACCGTCTTCTTGTATTTGGAATCCTTCAGTACCCCTGTCTTTTATTGCTTCTATAGCAACACTCATGTCTTCTTGACCAAGCGGTACTTGATTCTGTTCGTTAAGTACTGTTGGGTTTATATCTTTTTCTATCGCCATAATCCTAGTAGTATACTCTCCTTACTGGTGCTTTCTCTCCATCTGAGTAATCATCATCAAGGGAAACTAAACCACCCTCCCTAAATCTCATTAGAGCTTGCGTCATAGTATCACATAGGTCATCATTTTTGCCAAAAGGAAAAGATGCACACTCCTCTATCATTTCATCTGCGAACTTTCTTTCAGGTGCATATACCAAACCAGACTCAAAGATAGGTGCAACCGAATGCATCCTTGTAGATTTATCATGTCCCCTGGTCGGAGAGTAATTAACTACAGGTATACCCAATCTTCTAAGTTCATGTGTCAAAGGGGTTCCGGATGCCTTTGCTTCTATCAGAACCATATCAGGTTCCCAATACTGGTATTCTTCGTATGCCACACGTTTTAACTCTGGGAAGTCCCAACGATCCTTTTGTGCATCCAACAGTATTATGCAATCAGGTGAATCAGGTGTAGGTCTAAATACACCCCACGTTGATATAGCAGAGTAGTCTGCATTTTCTTTTTTACTAAACGCAGTATCATAACTTTGAATGATATAACTAACTGGCGGTAAAACTTCACTTTCCCAAGTTTTCCACCATTCTCTTTTGACTATAGATCCTTCTTCAGATGTAGGGGTTTGCATCCATTGTGCATTCCACTTCTGTACCGGCAAAGATGCTTTTACCTTTTCTAGTTCTTCCATAGACCAGAACTCAGGCCACAAAGCGTTATTTGTTTCTGGGAATATGGCAGGAAACTCTACTACTTCCCATTGGTCAGCCGATAGTTCTTTCTGAGAGTCTAATAACTTTGCGGTTAGATCTATAGAACTCCAACGAGTCATAACCAGTATGATAGCTCCACCTGGTTGCAAACGCTGCCTAGGTCCAGAGGTGTACCATTCCCAACATGCCTCCATAGCAGTAGGGCTAAGAGCATCTTGCTCTGAATGTGGATCGTCAATAATCAATAGATCCGCACCACGACCCGTAATCGCTCCTCCGACACCTGCGGCAAAGTATTCGCCACCTTTGTCAGTTTCCCAACGACCAGCTGATTTAGAGTCTGCCTGTAAATTAACCTTTGGAAATATCTGCCTGTATTCGTCCGTATCCATCATGTTACGAACCTTACGACCAAATCGTACAGCCAGCTCTCCGGTATGCGTTGTTTGCATAATCTTACGTTTTGGCTGTTTACCCATAATCCAAGCAGGGAAGTAGGTAGAACAGAACTCAGACTTCGTATGTCTAGGCGGCATATTGATGATAAGCCTGTTGCACTTACCATTAGCAACGTCCTCTAGCTTTTGTGCAAATATTTTATGATGACGACCACAAATAAACTCGGGCCACATATGATTGATAAAGTCTAAGAATGTTTCTTGGCAACCACTTTGTTTTTTAAGTAGTTCTAGACGTTCTTTCAGAACTAAGGTTTCTTTGATCTCTTGATCGGAAAGGTGAGCTAGATTCATAAGTTAGCTAACATATTTTCTATACTAACAGGACCACCATCCTTAAATGCGTCTACGCCTTTGTCCTTCACTAAATCTCTTATTTGGTCATCAATCTTAACGTAGGTGCCATCAAGATCAGCGTCTACATCATCAAACTTTCTAACGTATTTTTTGGGATCTTCACCCAACTCTTTGATGATTTTTGCTATTTCATTTTCAGCTTCTTTGTAGGTAGTTTGCAATATGTCATATTGACTACCCCCCTCTTTTCCAAGCCTTTTAGTAGCTGAATCCAGGTACATGCCATCCTTACCTTCTGTAACTGCTCTCAAGAAGTTAGATCTTATAGGGAACTTAGTAACATCACTTCTTGCTCCTTTAGCGTATGGGTCAATTGCATAACCTTTGAGTAGATCAGGATTAATCTTAGTGGCTCTTTTAAGTATGCCAAGACCGTTAGCAAGATCAAAAGTTTGTTCGCTGTTGTTCACCATTTCATTAAAGTATTTCAAAGCTCTTTCTTCAGGAGTACCTGGTCCATACTTTTGTCTTATAGGCCCTGTATTTCCACCTCGTAGATATTCTAGGTCGTAAAATATTTCATCTACGCTTTTACCAAGTGATTCAGTAAAGGGTTTTCCTGTAGCTT